GCTGAGGTGCGCATTTTGTACGGCAGCCAGCGCACGAACGCCAAGATGAGTTTGGGCTACGACAACGTGAGCGATCCAAACGCACAGCTATTCATTGATGATTACGCCGCGCAGATCGGCACATTGCGAACTTTCGACCTGCCGGCTGCTGTCCGTACAGGTTGGTCAGGCAGCGCAGGCAGTATCGACGCACCAGCAGGCACGAAGTGGCGCTATGAAGGCGAACCGCAAATCCGAGCGGTAAGACCAGGCCGCAGCAGCGTTACAGTTAACTTAGTGGCGGTGCTCTGATGGCAAAGGTCTATACCGGACGCGACGGCCGCCTGCTGATTGACGGCACGGAGCAAATCAAGGTCACTAACTGGTCAATGACCGGCAACCTTGAAACGCTAGAAACCACCAGCCTTGGTGACAGCCAGCGCACCTATGTGCCTGGCGTGCAGGAATTTAACGGCAGTGCCACACTGCTGTATTACAACGATGGCGCGGGGCGTAATGATGCCGCTACGGCATTGAAAAAAGTGCTGCGTGTGACTGGAGTGAGCAGCAGCGATACGGTCGATATGCGGTTGCGTTTGGTGGATGGCGCTACGAACAGTGATGTAAGGCTGACGGCTTATATCACCAGCGTTACCTTTGGTGCCAGTGTCGGCGAAGTAAGTTCTGCGCAGGTTACCTTCCAAGGCACTGGAGCCCTAACGGCGGTAACGATCTGATGAGCATTTACCTCGGCAATGTCGGCAACATTGAACTGACGCGTAAATCGCTGGAAGGCTCGATGGAGTCGGTGGTCAATCCATCGGATGTCAATGCCACCCGCGATCGCTTTAGTTTTGATTTTGATGAGGGCTATCTGATCAACGGCGACCTTGTAGAGCTAGCCACCACAGACGGCACTGATCTTGATTTTGTTGATGCAACCGGCTGGGATGTAGGTGTTGTCCAGCCCAGCGGTAATTGGTACGTCTTCATTGATGAGCTAGGCGGCGTCAAGCTGTACGACAATTTTGATGACAGCCTTGAGGGCGGCACTGACGGCTTGGTGCCGTTAACTGCGATTGCAAGAGACATCCCGATCCGCGTTACAGTGCGCGATCGTGATTCACGCCTGCTGGCTTGCGTCACTGAATATGAAATCAACACCAGTCGCGAGGCCGTTGATTTTACAAGCCTTGGTGATCAATATCGCCAGCAATACAGCAGCTTGATTACGGGTAGCGGCAGGGTGACCGCACAGTGGGATTATGTTAATAATTCAGGATACGAGCCAATCCAATACATGATGCAGCTCGTATTGCGCACAGAAATTGGCTCATCTTTTCGCGGCAAGTTTTACATTAAATCAGCGGATACGGCGGCATCTGCTGGCTCCTTCGATGCCGGCCAACTCAACGACGCATTGTGGTGGGAATTCGATGCACTGGTTACTAACAGCGCCACCAACTTCCTCCCCGGCGACATCATTGTTTCCACCATTGACTTCGTGGCTACTGGTGCAATTAGGCTGAAAGCAAGAACACAGCAGCAGCGTTACCTGCTGCAGGAATCTGGCGATAAGATCGAGCTAGAGCAATCAGCAGATTCCTACCTGCTATTGGAGGAACTGGAGTAAGCCCTAGACTGAGGGTAACTGTAGAACCACTGGGAAGCACCGGGCATGGCTGACCTCAGGATCACGGAACTGGCTGCCCTTGCTGGTGGTGACCTAGCAGCCGGTGACCTACTGGCGATTGCGGATATCAGCGCCAGTGAAACCAAGAAGATCACCGTCACAGATCTAGTTGGTAATGCCACCACGCTGATCGCTGATGCCACGATCCCTGGCGCCAAGATCCTGTTCAGTGCTGGCACCATTGCTGGCAGCGCGATTGCAGACGGCGGAATTGATACCACCCAACTAGCAGACGATGCCGTCACCGCCGCCAAACTTGCGGATGAATCCAGCGTTGATCTTGTAACCACGCTGCCTGCTAGCGGTGCTTTTGTCGGTCAGATCGCGCTGGATACAGACGACAGCAAGATTTACTGCTGGAACGGCACAAGCTGGGTCAGCATCAAAGCAGCCGGCAGCATCAACAGCGTTGTCGGTGGCAGCACGGGCGTTGTCAACATCACGGTCACCACCTCTGGTGATGAGGTGACGATCAACACCACGCTGGATGCAACCGGCAGCGCAGCTCAATTCTTGGCTGGTCCCACTAGCGCAGGTGGCGCAGTCAGCTATCGCACGATTGCAGCCGGTGACCTACCGACAGCTACCACTAGCGCCAAGGGTGCTGTCGTCGTCAACGGCAACGGTCTGACATTAAGCGGTGACACCATCGCCATTGATAACACTGTTACTGCTGAAGCCAGTGACTATCACGTTGTTCAGTACGACGCCAATGGTCTAGTCACTGACGGTCGGACAATTGTTGGCGCTGACGTACCAGTTGCTACGGCAGTCACCGTTGGTGTCATCAGCCCAGGAACAGGTCTAGGCGTTGACGGTGCTGGCACACTAAACCACAGCAATGCCGTTGTAGGTGGCACTGCTGCCAAGGTCACTTACGACAATGAAGGGCACATCACCAGTGCGTTGTCTTTAAGTGATACTGATATCCCAAACCTTGACGCCAGCAAAATTACAAGCGGTACATTCAGCACCACACGACTTGCCTCCAATTCCGTTACTGCCGCTCAATTAGCGGATTACGGCATTGCGCAAATTGGCAGCACACAACCTATCCCTGAATTTGCCGGTCAGCTATGGGTTAACCCGACAGACCGCACCGCATACGTTTGGGTCGGTCAAGTTTCACCGCCGCAGGGTTATTACCTGCCGCTAAACAACGAGTTTGGCGCGCAGGCAAACCTACGTTTTGGTGGCACTTACAACGCTGACACCAACCTTGTTGCCTCGCTTAATACATACGGTGCAGGCGCTGGTCTAACTGTTGGATCCGCGCTAGCCGCACCAACAGTAGCCAGCGCTGGTATCTACCTACTGGTAACGACTGCTGGAACTGGCACTGCCCCAGCACCTGCTGTCGCCTTGGATGTTGGCGACTGGATTCTGAGCCAAGGTCAAGGCACAACGTGGACGCACGTCAACTTGGTTGGTGCTGGCATCAGCGTGATCGACGCTGAAGATGTGACGTTTGATGGAAGTGCGCTAACACCAGCAATGAGCGGTGTTGCCGATGCAGGTGCAGCGCTGGCCATACTTTGGGGTCGATCGCAAATTGCAACGCTGTCAACGCTTGGTATCGTGCTCGAAAGTACAGAGATCACAGTAGACAACAGCACTGGAGCGATGGCAGTAGGGGTGGTTGATGAAGGCACCTACTGATGTCTGCGTTTAACTACAACGGCGAAAACCTACCAAAGGGTGGCGTTGAAGGCGAAATCTTGGTCAAAGTCGCCAATCCGGATTATTACTTGCAATACAGATCACTGACGGAAGCATTCGCTGAATATGAGTTTGAAATTGATGAAGGCGAATACTAGACTGAGCCAGTAACGCCATCCCATCGGGAGTTAAGGCATGGCCACCTACAGGCATTTACGCAGTAGCACTGCGAACAAACGCCCAACCACCAGCATTGCTGACGGTCAGCTTGCGATCAATACCAACAACGCAAGCCCCGGACTGTTTGTAAAGGATTCTGCTGGCACCGGCATTGTCAAGGTCGGTCCAGTTCATGTTGGCACAACTGCGCCTAATTCCATCCCGGCAGCAGGTGGCAGTAGCGGTAACTCCAAAGGCGAGGGTTGGCTTGATACAAGCCTGAGCCCTGCTCGTTTAAAAGTGTGGGACGGTAGCGCATGGGTCAATGTCGTCACTGGTGTTGTCACAACATCAGACACGGGAACTGTCACCAGCACAATGATTGCCAATGGCACCATTGTTGATGCTGACATCAATGCTTCTGCCGCTATCGCTGGCACGAAAATCCAGCAAGGCACTACCAGCATTAGAGGTGCGTTACAGCTAACCGACAGCACGAGCTCTACTAGCACAACGACTGCGGCAACGCCCAACTCAGTCAAAACGTCTTATGACTTGGCTGATGCTGCCTTACCTAAAAGTGGTGGAACCATAACTGGAGCGACAATCTTTAATGCTGCTGTAACTATTGGCGACATTGACGCAGTTGTAGCGATTAAAGCGCAAAACGAAGAAATTGAAATACGACGCAATTGTGCGTTTAGCGTAGGGGCACCTGGGGCCGTGCCTTATGGCGTTGGGCCTGCTATTCCGCCAGGTATGGCATTTTTTGGTATCGGCCCCGATGCCTACAACCCCATTCACCTTCCGTCAGGGAGCTTCTGCTGATGGCCGTACT